GTCTAACTTAACTCGCTCGTGATTAAAATCACTAGCATTAAAAAATAATGTCTCTTCAGGTTTCTTAACTATTTCGTTAAGTCCACCCCAATGCACATCTGAGAACATTCTTGTCTCGCATATATGTGCATGTAATCCTTCAGGAATATCATATGCAATTATTGCGTCACTAGGAACATTAACCTGATTCAGCAGCGCTTTCTTAGTTAAATCAAAAGCACCAGCAGTAACTGTATAAGTATTCGTATATAATCTAAGTTCTCTGTATATGACGTATTTATTAAATTTGTAGATAATTTTGACAGTCTCTGTCACTAATGGGTTCCTACTTAAACATATCTTACCAGTAAACCCGTTAACTGATATCACAGATATCGGTGGGCCAGCAGGCGTAACTACAAGCTGGATGTCTGTTGGATCAGTAGTTATCTTTGTCTCAGCTATGTTCAATATCGGTTTATAATATGCATAACAACAATTGTTTGTACCATCAAACTGAGCTGTCACGTTCTCTGTTATTATCTCTGCTTTCTTGTATTTAGCTGCGCAATCTGTGCGAACATCTTCAGTGCCACGATAAGCAAAATCCCACCTAACAATCTCATCTTGTATGTCCTTAGTCCTAATAATCTCAGAGAATACATACCTTAACAAGAAATAAGTATGTGCCGGCTTAACCAATTTCAATACTGCAGTTACATTTGCATTAAACTCGTCCCAATTTCTAATAGGTATCGTCCCAATATTAACATCAAACGAAAACATGAATTGCCATGCTATATTATTCAAATACTCTCGAATAGAAACAGATTGCACACCAAGAAATACTGACAAACCCTCAATCAAGCTCTCCTTGGTTGATCCCTTGAAAAACATCTGCATCAACACTAACAACACTTCTCGATATCTATCATGCGAAAAATCTGCCCTTGGCTCAAACTTCAACAAATATCCCAAATTCTGATACAACAATTCTGATCGTGTCTGCTGATAATAATTGTCACGAGAATAATCTTCTGTCACTTGCATTGATCTGGCAATTTCAAGAGCCAATGACTTGAAATAACCATAAAACACTGTTGACTCTGAATCCTTATTATACGTACTCTCTAAATTACCCAAAATCCTATTCACAATATCAATATGATACTGATACCATCTATCCCTATACTCTCTTGGCGGCGTAGCTATATCTTTACAAGTGAAAAAGTAATTCTCAGTCGTCATTACATTGTTACTATAATCTCTAGCATCAACTGACACATTAACCATGTACTTATCTTCAAACGTCTCTGACGGTGTAATTGCAAGTAGATAACCGCGACTTCTCGGTATAAAGTACACATTCTTGTTATCTTCAAATCTAGCCACAAACATTGTAAACGTCGGATTCACTTGCACATGATACAAATTAATGAACTCTAAACTTGAAATCTGATCATAATCCTTATCAATAACAACCGCAGTAAATCCCGGTATCGCATCTAAAAATACACTAACTTTCTTAACCGTTGAATACTGATCATGCGTCAAATTTGCTGTGGCAACTACTATACCACCAACTGTCACATACAAATTGTTATCAAGCACATCTAAAAACACATCCGGCAATAAACCAGAATAAGTAACAGCTATCACATCTGTAGTAAGCACAGTGTAAGTAGTATTTGCAATCTTAACACTAACAGTTCGCAAATCGACACCAGACACGTCATCATCCAAGAAAATCATCACATTTGTATCTCTAGACACATCCTCAGCTTTATGCTTCGGCCAAAACCCTCTAATATACGGCGCAGTCGTATCTGTCGGAAATATACCAACTACAACAGGGATTAACGCGTTACCAGCATTATCATTAGCATAAATAACAACATTATCTAGATCTTGAAAATTTGGAATACTTGCAATTGGTCCAACTTGAACTTGCAAAGTATTATATGGTAACACACCCGTATATGAAAAGAATGCTGAATTCTTACTTGTAGAATACTCAATATCGTCAACAACTATTCTAACAGTATCAACATCAATACCAGACAATGCATCAGCAAAATTCACAGTCAAATGTGTCTGTACTGTAAATACAAGATTTGCAGGATCTATAGACGTTACAGCCGGTTTCTCTAAATCTAATCGCAATGAATTTGAAGCAGTCTTCACAGCTTCAACGTTACCAGCATTGTCAACTGTAAAATACTTGATGTTGTAAATACCACTTGCAGCAAACGGTATTTTTTCTGTGACAGTATATGATGAACTTGTAGTAGGATCAGGCGGTATTATTGGATCTACTGCAAATTCATAATATGTTCGATAAACACTGGAATGTACAGCGTCAATTGTCAATTGCAGTAATGCGTCATTTGTCCAATTTGTCGTTATACTATCTGTAGTGATTGGTATTGTAGTATCGAGCTTAAAAATATGCTGCTTTACAGATTCAACATTACCAACGTTATCGACACTATAAAAGTGTAATACGTGAATACCTTCAGACGGTATCAACAATGATGACAAATATGTCGAATAAGCAATTACATTATCCCATTTGTAATATGTACGATAGACTCCTGAATCCGGATCAACTGCATCTAAATCTATACTTGGCGATGTCACATACCAATTATTATTACCATCTGGTGGCAATGCGTCAACTGTAGTTTCAGGAGCAGTCTTGTCAATCTGTACTGGCAACGATTCTTCAATAATTTCGTAATTTCCAGCATTGTCAACACCGCGATACTTTACAATGTATTGACCAGTACTAGAAAGCGTCAATACGACCGAAGATGCAGGACCTAATATTGTCGGATCTGTTCCATCAGTGCTATATAATATCCTGTTAGTACCTGACGATGACTGATGATATGGATCAGGTAACGGTACTTCATAATCATTAGAAGTAATCGTAACTGTGACATTATTTACCGTCCAACCACTAATAGCATCATCAGTTGAAATCGGCGGATTAGTATCCAACTTTAATGTATTGCGACTAGACAATTGTGGTATAGAAGTGTTTGTAGTCTGTCGACCACGCTTGTCAACTACTATAGTCGTTATGTCTTTCGGGCCTTGTATGTCATACGACGGTATAGGCGGAACTATATCGTCAGGATAGATAAACGGATCAGTCTTGTCAGAAAAGTCAACTTCAATATCAGGATCATCAATGTCACCAATAATTATTTGCTTAGCGTTAGATCCTAATGCTGTATCAAACAATGTACAATACGTATAGTCTACTTCAACATTGTCACTAATTAATGGCACTGCATTGGCTGTAATCGTTATTTGATTTCCTGACACAGAAACGACAGCATATGTTTCTAACTGTGTTTTATTTTGCACTCTAGTAGCAGCAGTTAGTGTCTCATATGTCGTATTGATCTGTAATGTTTGATATACGCAAGTGAATGGTCCCGGACCAGACACACTTATTAATGTAGAATGCTCATTAAACACAAACACATTAGGACTTGAAACTTCAGCTTTTATTGATGGTCGTAATGGAATATCAGATGGATCGAGTCTATACCACCCATTATCACCATTTGGTGAGAAATCTGTATAATCAGTATTCTTTACAATACTTACATTAACTACAGGAGCTCGATTCAAAATTGCAACAGTCGCACCAAGATCTTTTACATCTTCAGTGTTACCGGCAGCATCAACGGCAAACCACTTAATAGTACTAACGCCATTTTCAAGAAGGTCAATTGTTGTACCTTCAGGTGATAATGTTGTAGGCTGACCATTTATTGCATAATAGACATGACTGATGCCGCAATAGATATAACTGACTTTGATAACGTCAGTATCTACAAACGCTTCGTTAGTATAGATCTTGTTGTCAGAAATGTAACTTACAGTTAATGTAGTAGCTGTTGTTTCGTTGTATACGTTAGAAACACTAAACAAGAACTTATGAGCGATCGTAAGTTCGTTTTTAGTGTCATCTTTAGTCGATATTATTTCATCTGTTATTGTATATTGCCTATCATCTACGGGCTTCAAGAATATACGTAATGGATCTGATACTACTATTTCTGGTTTTGCTCGATTTAATGACTGTATACCGATGCCTGCATTAGTTATATCAATCCAATGATTTGCGAGAGCATTACGATAAGTATCAGCTACTCGAATTTGAGTCGCCGATATTCTAACTGCGTAGTAATATCTACCAGTCAATAACGGATCAGGCAATTGCACCGTTGTTTGAAACTGTAGTACATTACCCGTATTAAGATTATGTGACACTGATGTCGTTAAAAAATTAGTCAGAGCGTCAGCTGTAAACACTTTGACAGTTGAATCTACGTTCATTACATTCAAATACGTCATCATTGACGACCAATCAGTATATGTCGTCAAATTTTGTCGCAATGAATCTGTCAACATCGGATAAAAATCATTATTTTCAATTACATGGGCCCACGACAAGATTATATTGAGATCATTGTATGCATTAATTGCAGTAGCATCAGTCGCAGTACTTGGCTCAATAAAATCATAATCAAACAGACGTTCTTGTGGTGTTTCTACGTTTCCAGAAACATCAACAGAGAAATATATCAGTCGAATTACTTTTGAAGTATAAGGTAATTGTATCGGTCCATCTTCAGGATGATACTCTAAAGTAGGATCTTCATCGAACTGATAGATTATCTTACTTACACCTGAAGTAATATCTACAGCTGAAAACGAAATATCAGGTGTAGTAGTATAATATCCACTACCATGATCTGGAACTACTGTCAAAGTAGTAACTGGAGCAGTGGAATCTAACTGATAAACTTTCTCTACAGTTGCTGTCTCAGTGTCAGTACTTGCAGTAGCAGCTACTTCCCAAATACCATCACCAGGAAGCACAAAATGACCAGTATAATTTACATACAAATACGTTTCTGTAAATGTATGAGGATACATGTCAACACTAAGACCAAATACAGTCTCTGTTGCATCATATGTTCCTGGACTTACAAACTTAATTTCTGATGTGGATAATCCTGAACCACTAGTTGGCGATGTAACTGTAACATAACCAGTACCCGCTAAGCCATCAGAACCAGTCTCTGTAGCTATCGGTACATCACCACCAATTGTATTATTGATCTGATCAATAATGTCTTGTATTGACGTCTTTGTGGAATCTACACCGCGAATGTTAATGACAATTGGTGTATTAGACTGATCAATCTCAAGAGCAATAAATGAACCACCGGACAAATCAATCAGTCCAGTGATTTGAACAGTACTTGTATACGTTGCTGTTGTGGGTTTGTTTCTAGGCGCAATCTTGTACTGTAATTGAGTTACTAAGTCAGGTTTAGTAGTTAGTAATCCGATTTGTGGTGATGATTTATACCAACCGTTTTCACCATTAATCGGAAAACTTTCAGTCATCAATACTTGTAAAGCACCAGTCGAAATTTCAACTCTAAACGGTATTGACTCTTTAACAGTCTCAACGTTTCCAGCATTATCCACAGAGAAGAACTTTACAACATATAAACCTGACGTCTTGATCTCAAATGATGTTGCAGGCGTCAAATCTCTAGTTGGAGTAGTGCCATTTGTAGTATAGTATGTTGACTGTTGACCAGAAGCAGAATCAGTTATAGTGAAGTTAATAGTTACAGGTACATGAACGACGTCTAACGGAACTGTAATAGCAGTCGTCGGTGCGTCGTTATCGTACTTGAAGACTATAGTTTGAATATCTTCTTTGTTACTAGCAGTATCTGTAGCATAGACCTGCAAATAGTGAATACCTTCACCAGGTATTGTAAGAGCTACAGAGTATTCTTGGAATGTAGTGCCGTCCCAAGAGTAATAGATTTTGTCAACGCCAGAAACAATATCATTAGCAGTTATTGTTATGACCGGTAGTGATTGATACCAACCATTTTCACCATCGGGTTGGATATTGACATGAATTGTAGATACCGGAGCAATACCGTCAATCTTGACAGATTCAGTCTGTACAGCATTTGCTTCACTAGTAGATATACTAATTGAGTAGTATTTTACAGTTGTCGTGCCTTCAGTCTCAATAATGAACGGTGTAGTATATAGTCGTCTAGACGGATTTATGAGAATTAATGGATCTGATCCATCTAATGTATAGTACGAATGACTGGGTTCATTAGTCTCTAGTATGACAGCAAAAAAGCTAGTACACCAACTAGTGGATATATTACTATTTGTTACAGGTATTGCCAAGATCTACCTCACATTAAATTGTGTGAATTACTAATGATTGCAAATTCAAGTAATCTAAGTCAGTGACCACGATATCTTTTGATCCTGTCTCGCCTGAAACATTGTATGCAGCAGTTATTACATAATTGTCAGGATTAGATCCGTCAGCAGTTGAAACGTATAATGAACCGTCACTGTCGATGAACCCTCTACTTAAACCATTTACAACATCATCACGCGAATTTACTAATTGTAATGCCACATCATTTGCACTAATTCTCCAGAACTTAGATACGTCACTAGCACTTCCAGCAGTACTATATCTTAGCACATTACTTGCAGTTCTATATGATGTTGTTATGCCTGTCTGATAAACCGTCCATACAGTGTTAGATTGGATAATTTCATTAGCAATATGAGTACCGTCTGACACTGCCATTTTTGTCAATGGCATTATCACGTAGTCAACACCGTTATTGTTGTCAGCTATTGCAATAATGTCACTCTGATTGATACGGTCACCCATATTTTTCTGATCAAACAATGTATATAATTCAGATGTTAACGTGTCAATAACTACAGGACTTTCAGCATTCAATCTAAGCTTAACTGTGAATTCAATGTCGACGTTTATTTCATTAGCTGATTTGACTAATACATCAGCAGTGATGTGCCTACGAACATCTACTTTATCTTGTATTATCTTGACTAGTGAATTCACATTGTATGAAACAGTGATTGATTCTCCATATTTATACGACACAATAACGGTTTGACCATCAGTAATAGTTGACAACAATGATCTAGCAATACTAATATAGCCGAATTGCGTCGTCGGCATCTGTAGCACGTAATCATTGTTAATATCATACACTATAGTACCAGTAAGATCAATAACTACAATAGTGTATCTGTCAATTCCCTTTTTACCTAATGATTTATATTCTTGACCAACTAAACTAACGTTCTCGCTGTAATCAAATAAATCGCCAACTGGCAATCCGGTAGTTGCATCAAATAACAATTGAACACTGCGCTGAGCATCTACTGAATTACCTGTAAGCAATATGTTGTCAACTTTATTAAACAGATACTGCGTGCCTTCTTGTAATATCTGGCCTGTACTAGTAGTAACAGAATTTATAGACTCAACAGGCTGATTACTAAAAATTGCAGGATCAGCCTTCTTATACTTGTATGTAACCCTAATTATATCTGTTAGTGCAATACCAATCAAAAAGTTAATAGCATTAGTGTCGTTGACGTCTATAGATGTTCCGTTAGATTCAATTATGAATGACTCAACTACGTTTCCATTAACTAGTTGCGCTGTTGTTTCATTACCGACAGCACTAGCTATGACAACTTCACCGACAACAGGTTCTACATACGAATAATCAGCTGATATAATATCGCCAGAAACTAATCCTGGTGGAAATGACAAGAATGAGAATGATATTTTACCTCGCTGATTAACTCCAACTGTTTTATAATATACTCGATAATCAACATCTCTTACTAATGGTGTCTTTGTCGAAGGTTGAATTGTTAACGAACCACTCGCAGGAGTAACTATATCAATTGCAATGCCATTTTGCGCATTGCTCAGTGTAGTTGCCAACTTAAGAGTTGTATTCGTCAACCTAATAGCGTAATAATCTACACCTGTAACTAACGGACTAGGCAATGTGCCACCGACAGCAACTGCAATTCTAGCAGTATCACCTGTATGATAAACATGACCAACTGGAACTGTTACAACATTAGTTGACGGGTCAATTGAACAACCACTAACACGATACAGATAAATCGTATCAGTCAAAATTGCAACATTTTTACCGAGTAAATTCGAATCCAAATAAGCATCAATTTCACCACCAACAGCAGACGCTACGACGATCTCATTAACTACTGGTACTTTATACTCATAATCTGCAGTTACACTATCACCTAAAAATATCTGCATATCAAATACAATCTCTCCAGTAGATAAATCTAACGTATAATCAGTCTTCGGTATCTTTATCGCATTCTTGTAAAGCGTGAAATTACCAGTCAAGTCAAAAGAATCTGACTTTGTCACGTTAATTATCTCTTGTACTAAATACGCAGGATATGCAGCTGATACATCAGCATTTGTTATGTCGACTCTCATATTTGTAGCACTTGATGCACTATCTGCTGTAGTAGTAACAATGTCAACATCTTCTCTGTAATTGCCCTTGTACAGAAATCCAAATGACTCTGTTTCACTAACAGTCACACTACCCTTGAAATATATGTCAACCTTACCAAACGCATGTTGCTTTCTTACAGAGTCATAGTCGCGCTGCATTAATACGTGCCCAGCATCAACAACTAATACATCATCAACATATTGTGTTTCAATCGCTGTTCTCAAATATCCGTCCCTAGTACCTACATCTAATCCTGTAAATGCTAACATCGCTCTACTAGCTAAACTTCTATTTGACTCAATATCTGTTCCGCCCTCTGTCGGCCTAACATTTGTCACCTGTAATTGTGTAAACGTTGAATTGTTAATAGTGTTAGAACCAACATTAGTGATTTCACCTGTAGTAACTGCCTGAACTGAAACATTGATTTCGTATCTTTGAGTTGCTTCATTGAAATACTGATTTATTGACCCGATCAACATTTGTGCCTGTGTTAATGTCTGAAAGTTAATTGCAGGTTTAGCTGATGTTGATGTCGTTGAAACAATCGTTCCCTGAGGAATTGTTATAGTTGCTAATGGCTTTACTTGTGTATAGAATACAACAGTTCCTACAGAAGCTAAAGCTGCGTTTCTAAATACCATGAAGTTGTTTGCCAATTTATCGAACGCAAAATCTATTACAGCTTGAGTCTCACTGTCACTAGTGAACTGCCATGCAGCTTTTAATTGCTGCTTATATGTTGATTGCGAAACTGCGATTGATGTCCCTGTATTATTCGGGTCGTCAATTTCTAATAATGTAATGAACGATGACGATCTCGATAGAAAGTCAACATATGTATAGAGAAATCCAAATTCTGACGCATGAGGATCAATGTGAATGTCTCGAGTCATTGTCCCGGGCTTAACGTCAATTTTAGGATAACGATCTAATACCTTTGTGATCATTGATATCGTTACGTCACTAGCAGTTCGCACTGGAAACTCGACCAACTTTGTTGACAAAATCAACGGCGTATCATAAATTTCAATTGAATACAGACTTTCTTCTTCTGAATTGTTAACAGCAGTTATCACGTAATACTGAGTTTTAGTATCTAACAACTCAATATGAGTATAAGCAAACATTAGTACTTGCGTGACTGTTTCTGTAGTAGTAGTTATTCTGTTGCCACCAATATTCTGTACAGTTGTAACAGTGTTAGTAACAACATCTTTTATTTCACTATAAGTTGTCATTAGTTCGTCATTCAATTTCACATAACTACTAACACCACCACCTGAAGTAGTAGAATTATAGATATTGTAACCTTTGACATCAGGTTCAGGATTAGCAATCCATCGAACTATAATGGAATTACTTGAAGCCTCAGTTGTCAATCCGGTAGGTTGCGACGGTCTTGCCATATTGTTCCTTCCCTTAACTCATCAACGGCTTGTTAAAATACAATGTCGTATTCATTGCAATAGCAGTTGCAGCTTGTGACACAATTGATGCACTTATCTCGTAAAAATTGTAATCATAGTCACTTTGCTGCACGACTATATTGTCAAAATAACTGAAAAACTCTTCATCAGTAACTTCTTGATATTGAGATTGCTGTAGCTGCAAATCCTTTATCTTACTACCACCATCAATTATCTCACTCTTAAATTTCGGATCATAATACTCTTGTACTTTAGCTGTACCAATATATGAAACTAATGATGTTCCCCACCATGAATGAGCCTTGTTCGAGCCCTTTATGGCAATAGTGAATTTCAATACATCTTGCATTAACTTCTGTTCATCTTGTACTGTAATCAATTCACCAAGCTTATCATAGTCAAAATCATTCAATTGACCTGTGCGCTTGCACTTCTTGCATTTGTTAACATCAACCTGATAACTCACTGAAATTATATCTGTCGGATTCACGCTTCTATAATTATACGTCACTGTCACTGCATCTGTCGTCTTTGGCTTCAGTCCCAACACTATCAAGCCTGTATTCGGATCAAAATTCAATGGTGACACTCTTTGACCATTGACTTTAACAATGATCTGTGTTACCATCGTAGTAGACGGGTCAGTGCTTAATTTTGATCTTGGCGGAATTATCGGTTTATTCTGTGTGTAAAACCTATCTTCAAGACCCGTAAATTGATATGAATCATCTTCATTTTGAACTAAAATATCGTTTGTTTGCTTTTCTCTATCAAATACTAATGTACTGCTTTTCAATGTAGTATCATTAACGATTGTCCAACCGTCAGGTGCTAAATAGTAATATGAAACTAGTACGTCATGTCCTAAAGCCGGTGTCTCTTTAACAACTATAGCTCCAGTGTTTGCATTAAATGAAGTTACTTTAGCTTTATAGCTATACGTTACAGTGACAGTCGCACCGAAAACCGGTGCTTCTTTTAGCATTATTTTGCCGTATTTAGGTTCAATAGAGTCAATGTCAACAATGACAGAATCGACAATAACTGTTACATCATTTGCAGTCAATTGAACTGCAAAGATGTTATAGCTAGACATTAATGGTCTATGTTGTGTGACTAGTAATTTGTCTGTGCCGGTGAACTGCGCTGATGCATCTTCATCATGAACTATAACTTGTACTGTAGCGTCTGTAGTTCTTGATGCTATTTGTTTTTTATTTGCACCGTTGTAAACAGGTACTCGAGATACAACAAAGTTAGAATTAGTTCCGAGAATTTGACTAGTTACATCTTGTTCGTATAGTACTTCAGATTTGTTATTCTTGTCCCATAGAACATTATTAACTCTAACTGAAGCGTCATTCATATTAGCAACAAATGAATTCAAATATACAGTCTTGAAGTCAATGTCGACTGCGTGATCTTCCTCAACTATTCTATGATCACAATAGCGCAGTAATTTAGAATCGTATGACATTATATTACTTCTTGTTCAACTGTTAAGAATGTATGCTTGGTATCAAACAGTGAATTAATGGTTTCAATATCAGTCCTGAATTCACCCTTTGATATACGTAATAAATGCACTTGTTCTTGTAATTGTTCTATCTCATCCATCAGCTTTCTTATTTTGTGTTCGTAGTAATCTTTAACTTTTATGTTTTGATAAAACGGCTGCTTAACTCTTTGCACTAACAATGCAGCGTCAGCATCATCAACTTGATTTTGTACTTTTCTGTGAAACGTGTTATCGAAAGTTTTAGATTTAGCATTAACTCTAGTAGCTTGATTCAATAATTCTAATCTTGTCTTTTGAAGCTTATTTGCTTCTAAAACCATGTGGTTTATTTGAGCGTCGACCTTATTGAGTTCGCCCTGTAAGAAAGTTCGTAAATTGTCTAAATCTTGTTTTGAAAATATGCCCAAAAAATCAAATGCCACCTTGTACCTCCATAGTTATCGCACTATCAAATCACTTAAAAAATAACTTCAAGAATTGATAGGTAGCTTGAATTTCTGCAGCATTTGCTGAACCAATTAGCAGCACTAGCCCTGCAGTATATCCTTCAGGTCCAGAATCAGGCCCACCTTCAGCAGATTGAATCAACTGCTTTACCCTCTGCGTTCCGCCAGCAGCTGGATCTATTGTCAATATGTGAAAACCGGCATCACTAGAAAAGATTGCTAAAAATGTATCTAATATCGCTTGTATTGTATCAATCAACTTTTCTAACGCTTCAATCTTTTTTGTCAACAAATCAATAAACTGTGTTGTTGAATCTGACCCTTTTTGTATTGCACCCAACTCCTTACTAACCCAAGCTTCTAATGTATCAATAAATCCCTCAACGGGCTTTATAAACGACTTCATCGCTACTAAACTTGTCCAATTAGGATACATCCCTATACTTTGCTCACCCAGCGCTTGATATCCTGCGCACACTCCTGTAGTATCAATACAATAACTTGCATCATTTCGCTTCATCAAATCAATTGCTCTAACTTCACCACCCATCGACCCATCTTGACATCTATTCTCATCAAAAAACGTTACATTCGGTATACACCTGTTATCTAACTTTGTATTGCCTTTATTCAAACAAACTGTTCCACCATGATATATACACTTGACATTAGAATAATCTACACATATTGCTTTATTAGCACCATTATTACAAGCCACTTCATTAAACTCAGTTTTCTGCTTTGCACAACGTGAAGTGTAACTACCAACATAATATTCAATAACTATGCTATCACCCTGCTTATACCCTGCACCCGATATATCATTCATTGTCAGTACTGTATCACTACCTCTATACGTTACTAGCAAATCCCAACCAGCAACTAATCTTGTATCATTCAAAATACTAAAATACTCTTGCTTATCTGGCGCACTAACACTACCAGAATTATCATAACTACCTGAATCATCCCAGTTTATCATTGCACCATTAGCAAAAAACAACTTGTCATCAATACTTAATTTGTTTGTAGAAATTCTTCTAGCAGCTTCTGATGGATTTCTAACAATCAAATTACTAATGTCAACATGAACTGAATTTATGACTTGAATAAACGTATTAACTTGCTGCTCATTAGCATCAGCAACTATGCTATTTTCACTAAATCTTGACGTTGACTGTATCACAATACCTGTTCTATTGATCAACTTAACTGTCGGCTGTGATAGTGTCTTGATAACTTTTGTAACTGCTTTTGTCTTTATACATCTAAAATTCGAACAACGATTCAAGAATTCTTCACCAACCGGTGCAGTTTCAATTACAATCTTTGCCGCTGTCACTTCATTAGACAACTTACTATATACATCACCGAGCTTTGACCTAACTGTATAATAGTAGTTCTTACCAGATTGCGCACTGTAATGACTATCCTCATACTCATAGCCCATAGCCTTAGCAGTGTCTTGACTATTAGCGTCTTTCCAGCCAACAGCAAAATTACTGATTCTAAACTGATAATCATCTCTTGCAGATACAGAATTAGGCAACGGCTCAATTTTCTCGTTAGTCGTTATGTCAATTACATCACCAATTTCAGATATAATTTGATTGTTACTATCACGATGAACTTGAGTCGCGACAGCCATTCTTGACGGTGCCTCTAATCTATAAACTTCAAATCCATCAATCAAATCTACAAACTTTTGCTTGTTAAAAATACCAGCGACATTAAACGTCAAAAACTCTGGCAATTCCCATCGCAAAATGACATTATCTCCAGATAATGCCTGAAGTGCTTGAGGTTCTTGCACATTTGGCGTCCAATCAATTGCCGTAAATATCTTACGTAATGCCATTATACCCTTAATAATTTCGCCAATATTACCAGAATCTATAGCTATTACAAATGCGCCACAAGTGCCAGTGTCAGAAAATTGAGGTCGCTGACTATCATAAATATCATCAAATGAATTTACTACTCGTTGTTTGAAATTAGCCGACCCTCCACCAACACTGGCTAAAAACTTAGCAAACTCACTAGTATTGTTGCCTGGATCATAATAATTCGTACTTGGAAATACGGGTAACATGTACACGCCAGATGACAATAAGTCATCAACATACATCTTGATTACGTCAAATATCTTTTGTAGTATGACTTTTAGCGCACTTTGTGTATCTACCAATAGCACCTTCACTAAATTCAAAATTGTCTTAATCAGATTCAACATTGTCTTCAAAGGGTCAATTACATCATCAATAGCAGTTGCAGTAGACACTAGTGCATCTGGCATCATCTCACTCAAATTGAATGATTGCCATTCGCCTTTTGGTTGTATACCCTTACCTTTAAGTAGCACTTCTACATTTGGATTAGAAGTGTCATTATTGTGAATGTTTATTTTGCCAGTAATAAAGTCTTTTGGCGCACTTTGTGGAGAAAATATCACTGTAAACTGTGTGGATGAACCCGGTGAAATGTTAGCAGATGACCCAGATGCTAATGAGAATGACACTAGATTTTCAGTCACTGAAATATTAGTTATTGATAGCGTCTCAGACCCTCTATTAAAAACTTCAAGTACTTTCTGTGTAGTCTCTCTAACATTAGTTCTATCAAACTCAAGTCTAGAAACTGTTTCAATAACCGGTTTGTCAACACCAGTGCCTGTTATAGCGTAATCAATTTGAGGTTGTGTTATGTCGTCATTGATAATCTTGATACTTTCAGTATATGACTGAACTGCTGTCGGCTTAAATGAAACTGTAACGTCATACGTGCTATTTGGTAACACAGAAAATACTGTAGGACTGACATTGAAATATGAAGAATTTAGCTGTAATTCAACTGTTAGATCTACAATGCCCGTATTTTGTATAGGTAGTGTCTTATCAGTTTGTAAGTCGATTGCTGCATCACCAAAATCAAATGATACTGGTAAAGATATACGAGGATAGTCACCTTGACCAGTAACAGCTATGTCTAAATCAGGCGCATTGCTATGAATCGTTACATTATCACTAACTAATACATTGTCAGTCGGACTGAAGATTATGCCTAAATTGTAAGTTTCATTTGGGTCAATACTAAATTGACTTGTTTCAACTGAGAATGGTGAAGATACTGTAACACCTGTCACGTGTAATTTTACAGTACCAATATTCTTCAGAACTACTCTTTGTATCACTGACGAATTTATTTTTGCAATGAATTCTACTAATACACTATCTTGTAATATAGACGCTATATTTGCTAGTCCCGTGCCATCAACATTTATTAACAAAATGGGATTGACATCATCATTTGATTGTACTGTGATAGATCCTGATTGATATCCAAGTTGTCGCGGAGAAAATCCAATAC